CGCAAACTACTTCTTCACCCGTGACAAGTTTAATTTGCTTGATGTTCATAATGTTTCCTGTTTTAAATTGATGGGGTATATCTTATATTGAAAGCCTTCCTTAGTATATATTTTTATTCTTTCTGCACTGTGGCGAAGAGTAAAGTTCTTATGACTCTTTACATGAAAATCGTCAGCAATGTCGTAGAGCGTTGTATCTCTACCATCGTCAGACTTTCTCAGTCCTCTGCCGATACTCTGGAGGACTTTGATTTGAGACTTCGATGGCGAAGCAAAACAAATGTTGCTGAGATTCCGTATATTAATACCAGTAGAAAAAGTTCCAAGAGAAGCGACGATAATGGCATCTTTTTGTTTCTCCACAATACCACGGATTTGTTCTCTGTCCGCAGTGTCTACCTCACCCGAGACATAGAAAATTCTACGCCCATCCTCTGCCTTTTCCGTCATCATGTCGTACAGCACTTTGCCGTGCTTTTCTACATACTGGAAAAGAACAAGTGTATTACCTTCTAGAGATAATGCTAAGTTGGTAATAAACTTGTTCCTCTTCTCGTTTGTAACTATATAGTCAATTTCTTCCTGGTATGTCTTGTTTTGCATCCAGTGGCAGATATCATTGTGATAGTTTAGAAGCATCACTTTGATGTCTAGTCCTGCCAGTGTGTTCTTCTTCTGTAGCTCTACAGTGGTGGTGACTTTGTAGACAGACCCAAACAGTCCTTCAAGCACCAGCTTATTAGTCTCAGTGCCGTCAAGAGTTCCTGTTGTACCGAATCTATACTCTGCATTCTTAGCTTTGTTCATGATTCCAGACAAAGACTTAGCCTTGAACCCGTGAACCTCATCCCCGAAGATTGCACCAAACTGATGAAACCAGTCCCCACTCAGTTTGTATATAGACTGCCATGTAGAGATGATAATACGCTTCTCTGTGTTCTTGTCTTTACCCGAATAGACTCTATGGCAAGCATCTTCTACATCAAACCCATAGTCTGCGAAGTCTTTGTACATTTGCTCAACCAAAGATGTTGTGGGTACGATTACAAGGACTTTCTGCTCGTGATTGTCCAAGTACCACCGCATGAGATTGTAGATGATAAAAGATTTACCAGAACCTGTAGGAGAGAGAAGAATACAGCGCTTGTTCTTGATGCCATGTGAGATAGCATCGTACTGATAGTCACGAACATCAAAGGGAGCGCCCAGAGACTCAAGATACTTGACAAGCTCTTGGTGCTTGACAGTGTTCTTGAGTTCTGGATGCCCGTAACGCTCGTTATCAATAATCTGTAGAGGGTAGAATCTATCAGCACAAAACTTCTTAAGGTGAAGCCATAGACCTACATTTAGTTCTTTAGAGATTTGGTTGAACAGTCTTACCTTACCATCCCAGACCTTTCTCTTGAATGCAGGCATGTAGCGATATCCGGGTACAAAGAATGAGAAGTACTCACGCAACTCTTGCTGCTGCGCAGGGTTACACTCTACGACAAGCATAGAGTGATCCCGCATCTGTACTCGGATAGTGTTCTCCACTACCGACCTTGCCCTCTGTAACGCTTCCAGTTACGCCGCTTGTGCTTATTGGTGGGCTTAGAGTTATGAGACATGCCGATAGAAGTTCTCTTGCCAGTACTGTTATTATGGAGAATAACTTTTTTGTTTTCTCCCATCTTAAGTTTTGCCATTATCTACTCCCTGTCCATTCTTCTGCTTCAACGAGCATATCTTCATGATCCCAATCTTCTCTACCTTCTTCAGTTTCAAAGACATCAAATCGACCCTCAATGTTAAAAGGTTTGTCGCAAGTGTCTGCGTCAACATTCGGCCATCTAAGACCTTCGCACTGTGCCCTATGCAGTTCAACTGCTTCCTCTAGAGAGTCTGCTTCGACTTCATCAATATAATTATATTCTTGAGTTGCATAAAATCTGCCATTAATATAGAAAGTTGCCATGCTATGCTCCTGCCTCAAACTTGCGCCATTCAATGATGTTCTTGATAGTCTGATGGCGCCATTTCAGATTATCAACAATTTCTGATACAGTATCTATGATGGTCTTAAGATACATGATTTTTTCTTCGCTGCGCTGAATCTCAGGGTCAGAGTCATAGTAGTGCTCCATGTCCCCTTTCAGAACTTTCAAGCCATTGAAAGGGTCAGGCTCCCAGCCTTTACTGACCAGTTCTTCTTGACTCATCTTGCCGTTGTAGTAGAGCCACTTATCTTTTAGCAGAATCTTTTGAGAATGCTCTGCTCGCTTCAACTGTAACTTAGTCAAAGAGAGGTATTGAAGATACTTGGCGTGTAGCTTGGGTGTGAGTTGAGAAACTTTCTCATACTGATCACGAGGTATTTCACAATCTTCTTCCCATTCTTTGAGAATGGATTCAAGATCAATCATATCAAAACTCCATATTAAATAATTTCAAATTTAGTAAATCTAAATCCTGCGTCAAAAGTTATATATGAAACATCTCCCGCTGCCGCATTAAACTGAATAGAACTTACATTTGTCGGGAGACAATCTTTGTACCGAAACTGAGTGCCTTGATTGTTATGCGAAGTAAGAACACTTAGCGTGATGTCGGCAAAGGTAGGAACACCAGTACCAGTGTTATTCACCTGTCCTTCTAGAGACATTCTTTCCAACCAAGTGTACATCTCTTTATACGATTCCATGTCTTCGTCTAGAATCAATGTAAGAAGCAACTCATCATAGGCAAGCTTATCACCCGCAAGAGGTACAGTCCTGATGTTAAAAGTAGCAAGCTCAACAGGCGGAATAGAAACACCCGGATGGGTAACCGACTGAGCAAAGTACTCAATGTTCGGATAGTTCTCTCTGCTGATGACTACTCTAAAGCCTGTAGGCTGAAGATAGTTCTTGTTAGTTGAAAGTGTAGCCATGACTAGCTCCGTAGTATTATAACATTATTTATATGCAAAAGAAAGGGGGTCCGAAGACCCCCTTGAAGTGCGGTAGGTGTGACCCTACTCTTTTTAGAATCATTAGGCGAGGATGTTGTCGACCCGGAAGATTCTGTAGTACTGGTTGCTCTTGGCTGCAGCAAGACCGTTGGAAGGCGTAGCACCAACGAAGGGGTTGGAAGCCATGCCGTAACGAGTCTTGAAGCCAATTTTCGGCTGGAAGGTATCTTCGCCGACTGCCTTGACCATCTGAAGAGGGACATAGGGGCAGTAGAAGAGACCAGCGTCATAGGCGTTAGAACCCTTGTAGCCAACCGTAACATAATCGGTGGATGCATAGGGATCAATGTAGACACGCATACGACCGTTGAGCGTACCAGCGAAGGTGTTGCCTGTGTCGTCAACCTGAAGGTTGGTGGACATAGCGGGCGTGTAGTCGAGCATACCGGAAGCTGCGAGAGCCGTAGCGACATCGGAGGAGCAGACAACAACATTGCCCTTACCACGACGAGTCTCTTTGGCGATGACATTGGCTTCACGATCAAGCTGGACAACCAGACCCTTGAACTTCTCAGCAGACCAACGACCGTCAGCATCTGTGCTGAGGTTGAAGATACCGTTGATAGCTGTGTTGGACTGGAGGCAGCCCGTCTTAGCTTGCGAGTTCATGGTACGGATAACTTCACGGTTGATTTCCGCAAGGATTTCCGTGCTGAGGATGTTAGCCAGCTCTGTCTCAGCATCAAGACCGTGGATAGCCTTGAGATCCTGAGCCAGTTCCAGCGAGTACTCAGCCTTCAGCGCACGAGAAACAGCGGTAACCGTTGCTTTCTCAATGGTGAAGCCCATCTCACGGAATGCAGTTGCACCTGTCGAACCCAGACCTTCTGCTTCTGCAGTGGTCATACCGGTTGCGAAGATGTCCGTGAGACGCTGATCGTCAATGTTGGAGTCCTGGCTTGCAGAGTCAATTCCGTTGAAGCCAGAAGCGTTATCGGAATCGTGCGTACCAGCGCTGTCGCCAGAGAACTGAGTCTCAGCTTCGTTGAAGAGCGCTTCACGGCTAGAGGTAGCACCTGCGCCGTAACGAGCCTTCATTGCGAAGATCAGGCCAGTGGGACCAGACATCGGCTGAACGCCGCAGATGTCATAAGCCATGAGGTTCGGCATTGCCCGACGAACGAGCGAGATGAGAATGGGATCCCATGTGCCGATGGAGCTGGTGGCGTTGCCAGGAGCAGCTTCGTTCAGATCACCAAAACCAGCGTACTGGGCACGCTCTTCACGAAGGGCACGCTCTTGGTTCTC